TTCAATCACGGCTATCGTAGCGATACGACAGGTCTACCTGGGGCTCAAGAAACTCGAGCTACCATGTAAAGAAAGGAGCATACAGGATGCTGTCCAAGAATTCCTGGACATCGAACCGACGCTACGCCGCCCTACTCTTCAGTGGGGCTTACCTGACCTTAATCATCACAGTAATGTTACTTTTTGTGATGACTATTACGTCCGGTATGGCAGCGAAGGCTTCTACGCAGGACTCGACGACTCGATCAAAGATCGAGCTGAAGAATGTCTGCTTGGAAGCCTTACGATATTGCACAGAGTGTGCGACATCGTCTCGGCCCTGCTCGGAGACCTACATAGTGAGGTCGACACCGAGTTACCTAAGCATGGACCCGGTGCCGTTTCCAATCTACGGAGGGGAGAGGATAAATACTCTTTCCCTCAGTGGTCAGAACGGCTTGAGGCCATATTCCCCTACTGTCGTTATGCAGCAGCCAACGAAGGCTTATTGCACGAGGATAGTAGAGACCTGTCTGGGGCTGAAAATAGCTCCAGACTCATCTGTGTTCCAAAGACGCTCAAGGCTCCTAGGCTTATCGCCGCAGAGCCGGTTGAGAATCAATGGTTACAGCAACTGGTGAGAAACCAGTTGGAGTCGCGACTCAAGAAGACGCCGCTAAGTTCCTCTGTTGCATTTAACGATCAATCGTTAAATCAAAAAGGAGCTTTGTACGGGTCTGAGAATGGCTGTTATGCCACTATCGACTTGAGCTCGGCTTCCGATAGATTATCGTGCTGGACAGTTGAGCGAGTATTTCGCAAGAATGCGAGTATACTCGAACGACTGAACGCCGTACGATCTTCGAAGGTCGAAGGTAAGTTGCTTAAGGAGCCTTTAGAGCTCGCAAAGCACTCTACCATGGGGTCGGCTGTTACCTTCACGGTACAGTCGATTGTATACGCGTGTGTATCAATTGCCGCTGTCCTTGCCTTTTCGGGCAAGAAGGTGACAATTAAGAGCATACGCGAGGCCACGGATGATGTCCAAGTCTTTGGGGACGATATCATTGTCCCCACCGAAGTGGTCCATCTCGTAGCGGATATCCTAAAGTACCTTGATCTAAAGGTAAATTGGGACAAGACTTACACGGGAAGACATTTCCGTGAAAGTTGTGGTGTTGACGCGTTCGCAGGACACGATGTGTCTCCTGTTTACACTAAACACCTTCCTTCTACGAACGTCACCGACGGTAAGGTTTCGTCTATCGTCCAAACTTCAAATAACCTACATAATAAAGGTTACTGGACGTTGGCTAGCCTTTTTAAAGAGTCACTGATGGAACAGGATAACCTGATTCCAGTGGTTTCTCACACGTCGGGTCTCTTTGGATATACTTCATTTACAGGGTTTGTCGAACCCCGCTATTGGCGGTGGAACGACAAACTCCACAAAGTGGAGTATAAAGTGTTACAACCCGTTAAGAAGGTTGATCACATCGAAAGAGACAACCATACCAATCTGCTTCAGTATTTTCTTGAAGCTCCGGATCCACTCCAGGCGAAAGCCTCGTGGCATGCGGGATACAAAAGGTATGGTCGCGTTCTTCTACGCGTGGGGTGGCACTCGCTCGAATCGGTTCAATAGAATCGTCCGTGGCGAGGGTTTGTCAATAGGAATGGAGGTTAGTTTTCTCCAGCACCTATTGGTGAACAGTCAGCAGGTCGGGTCCCCAGGATAAGGGATACCGGTGTGTCTGATCACGCCAACGAGCAGCAGTAGCCC